GAAAGAAGGAAAAGGTGAGCCTTTACTATTTTCCCCCTTAGAATAGGAGAGGAAATTCTTTGACTATACTACCGGGCATGGGCCACACGGGGGTATGGCGTTGATGTATATGACCCTTTTATAAATTTCCCATTTTAGAGTGTAAACCACATGGGGGTCCGAGAGACGTGGAGAGAAAGAATTATGTTCTCACGCTGGTAGGCTTTGAGAGAATATTATTCTTAATAATTGTCCTTTTCTCTTCATTCGTTCTTTCTTGTGGGCTACGCCCACGTCCCCTTGAGGAGCTTGCTCCGAAAAGGGCATGAAAATAAATATTATATAATAAACGTATAGACATACACGCCATTCGGCGAAAAAAGTGAAAAATTGCCGTAACTTTTTCCGGAGAAAACAGGTATATATTTATATTAAATATAACATATAACATATATTGACCTGCCAAGGTAAATATATATATACTACTATATATTACTATTATATATACGGAGTATAAATACATAGATCATTACAATAAGACATAGGAGATTACATGTCAGAAATTATGTTAAGTGACGTAGGGGATGTGCAGCGTATCATCACTAATGCTCCGAGTGTCATGACTAACGATACAGGTGCTAATGTTAAGTACAAGATGTATCCTTGGTACGAGAAAGATGTAGAGATTCTTGAAGATAGTGCCACTGTTACCATTCCTCCGGGTATGGTGGTGGAGTTCTATCCTGACCTTGCTGAAGCAACAGTGAGTGTTAAGGGAGATGCTCTCTACGAAGATACAGATTTTGAAGACCTTCGCGGTACATTAAACACAGCAGGTAAGTATGCTGGTAAGATGTTATGGGATGACACCACAGGAGCCCCCATTTGGGCTGCTGGTGCGGATGCTGCCGACCTTTGGGTAGACAGTGCAGCGGCTACGGTGTACACACCTGTTTCGTATCCTGATGCTTTCGTCGCTGCTGATTGGGCTCTTACAGACCTCTCCTCGGATGGTGATCTGAACATTGAGATTATTGAGGTGCCTTACGATAGTGAGAGCACCCTTACAGATATTGAATACAGCTTGGATGGTGGGGCTTGGACCTCTCTTGGAGCTGCCATTGCAGATGACTACCCCATTGTAGTCACTACGAATGAAGAGCACACCGTTGCCATTAGAGCTGTAAATGCTGTTGGTGAGGGTGCCACATCGGATGTCAAGTCCGCCACAGCTACTGTGTAAGGGAGAATAGATTATGGCTTTAGTTGCTCTTCCTGCTGGTGCATGGACAGCGGTGGTTACCACTACGGTAAGCACTGCTATTCAGAATAAGGGCGGATGCCCCGTCACTTTGACGACAGAAGATCCTACAGCCCTTCCTAGGGATAGTGGGTTTGTTCTTAACCCCGGTGATGCTCTCGCTTTTGAAGATGGTGTTACGGTGAATGGCTACCCCGTTGGTAGTGGTGCTGGTGTAGTGTATGTTGGTGATATTGGAGCCTAAGAAATGAGGTTTATCACCAATATCGTATATAATTTTCTTATTGCTCCTTCGTTCCTTCAACCCGGTGGGGCTGAAGTGGGGGCTGGATCAGATTCTCTAGATTTCAGTGATGCTGATAATAGCATGTACTTAATTAACGTTGTGTAAGGAATAGAAATGACTATTGATGTCAAAGACGCTGCGGGGGTAACTCGCACAATTAATAAATTTGATGAGGTCATTGCTGTTGATGCTCATGATGCTGCGGTAAGTGCTAAGCCTGTGCTTGTTGGTGGGTATGCTAAAGCTACTGCTCCTACAGACGTATCGGCTGATGCTGATGCTGTTAGAGCTTGGCACCTTCTTAATGGCGCTGCTGCTACGGTGATTACGGCTGCTGGTGCTCTCGTTGGTGGTGACGCCACTAATGGTCTTGATGTTGATGTCACCCGTCTCCCAGCCCTCGCTGCTGGCACGAACAATATTGGTGATGTTGATGTTCTGACAATTGCGGCTGGTGATAACAACATTGGCAATGTTGATATTGTCACGCTTCCTGCTCTCGTTGCTGGTACAGCTCTTATTGGTAGGGTGAAGCCTGAGGGTGATGAGTATGAGACAGTGGCTGCTGGACAAACAGCACAGGCTCTAGGAGCCACAGGCGCTACAGGTGATTATATTGCTGGGGTGCTTGTTATCCCCGGTACAACGTCTCCGGGTAATGTTCTTCTCTTAGATAATGCTACGTCGATTACAATTTTCACAGGTGGTGCTACGTCTGTTAGTAATCTCGTCCCTTTTTATATCCCGTTAGGTATTACCTCGGTGAGTGGGGCTTGGAAGATTACTACAGGTAGCAATGTCACTTGTATTGGTATGGGGAACTTTACCTAATGTTACAAAGGGGTTTATATTTACCACATGCAGCTTTGATGATTGGTGGTGGTACAGCCCCTACGGGTTTGACAGTAGACATCACCCCTACGGCTGTACATGCAGGAGGTACACTAACATGTAATCCTTCAGCCTCTGGTGCTACTAGCTATACATATCAGTGGACTAATAACAATAGTGATATTGGTGGAGCTACGTCTGCAACCTTTGCTAACGATGGTTCGTATGGTAGTAATGCCATTAACTGCACTGTCGTAGCTCATAATGGGTTTGGAGATAGTGCTCCTGCTGAAAAAGGTTCTGATGTTACTATTCGTTGGGCTGGCTATCTTAATTTTGATAACTCCGGGGCGACGACTGAGCGGACGGTCGATACTGGTTCGGTAATGCCGGGACAGGTTAATTGGCTAATTGTTCCCGGTGCTACACCGGCTGGTAATCTTACATTTGAGGGTGTTGGTCCCACAGCTATTGCTTCCCATGCAGATTACAAGGGGCAAGCAAGTGGTGGTGGTAGAACAGCTTATGTCTGGTCTAATTCTTCCACCGATCAAGTTATCCAATACACCCTTTCAAGCAATTGGGGTGGAACGAGACGTTATTTGTTTAAAAGCGTAGGCTTTAGTGCCACCCCAGCTTCTATTATTGGTGGTGGGCAGTCATCTGGTAACACCACACCAACAACAATTAACCTTGATGTCCCCGATAACGGGGTGGTATTAGCGGCTTGTTATGTCTATGATGGTCTTGATGACCCAACTAGTATTGCACATTACACTGGTAGTACATTCTTAAAACAGACATCAGCCGCAACAGGTTCTTCCGGCGTTGGTTACCTTGCGAGCGCTAATGCTTCTCTTGGGGTGACAGCTACTAAAGCCTCTGGCGCTGTAAGCGGTAAGATGGTGGTTGGTGTTGTATTAACACCGTTATGAGGATAGTATGACAAGTTTTATGTATCAAGCTAATTGTGAAGGTGAGTGGGTAATCTCTTGGTCAGAACAGTTGCCTAAAGGAACTGAAGCTGATGTTCAAAATGTTACAGAGATTAAACAAGACGATATTAAAATAGAAGACAAGGACACCAGACTTGGTAAAATTATCCCTGTAGGGATGGGTGTCAAAGGTATGTCTGTTGACACCCTCGAATGGCTTAACAAACGAGATAGTGTTCTTGTTGAAAAAGCGGAGGTAGTGAAAGACGATGCCGTCAAGATTGGGTAATGGGGTTAATACACCTCCTTCCTACTTTGGCCCTAGGGGCTTTAATTTTAGTAGGGTGGTTAACCCTGACAGCGCAGAAGTTATAACATATCTCACATGCGATAGTTATAGAGAATCGGCTGATGCTGACGATGTAACATGTGATGAAGGGAGTGCATAATGGCTCAACAGACAGTTAACGTAGGCGCTCTTGCTAACGATGGTACAGGTGATCCTCTTCGTTCCGCTATGGTCAAAATCAATGCTAATTTCGCTGAGGTATATGGCCTCATTGATGCTATTGATGTAGGCGGTGGTGGAGGTGGTGGAGGTATTACAGATGTTGAAAGTGATACATCTCCTACGCTAGGTGGTAATCTAGCCCTTGGTGGCTTCACTGTTGGAGACGCTACGGCTGCTGATCTTACAAAGCTTCACGCAATAACAGCCTCTGCAACAGAGATTAACTACCTTGTAGGGGTTACATCTCTTCTTCAAGTTCAGCTTGATGCTCTTGCAGAAGATAGTGGTGATCCTTCTACAGGTGCCACTGCGATTGCTTTCTTTAATCCTGATGCTCGTTTTGGTGACGCTGCAAACGTTCAGGAAGCTCTTGATTATGGTTGGGCACACTTCCTAGATAATACAGACGCAGAAGACCCTGAGGTTGCTACAGCCCTTGTTTCTGGCGATCAGGTGTTGGTATTTGGGATTGATGGCTCGATTAAAATGATCGAGTGGTCTATTATCATCGGTGATGGTAGTAATGGCGTTGTTCATACTAGCGAATCTAATTATAACATCAGTGTTGCTGACGTAAGACGTACTATCGTCTTTAATAGTGGTAGTGCCTGTACATGTACTCTCCCCCTTCAGGCTGATGAAGAGTTTGTTGCTGGTAACTATATTGATGTTATTCAAAATGGTGCTGGTCTCCTTACTATCGTTTGTGACTCTGGGACTATTATTCTTAATGGTGCCTCTGGTGGTGAAGTTGAGAGTACAGGCAGAAATGCTACCATTCGTCTTAAGAACATTGGTGTAGATACATGGAACGCCAGTGGTGCTAGTGCTGTTAATACAGAGCCTGCTGATATTGTTGCTCCTACTATCGTTTCTATTAACCCTGCTAACGGCTCCACTATTAGTGCTGATCAGATTATTCAGATCACCTTCTCAGAGCCTGTTGTTGTAGGTACTGGTAATATTACTCAGCGTCATGATAGTGGTGGTGGGTATAGTGATGATGGTACAGTTGATGTTACAGCCTCTCAGGGTCTTGATCCGGGTGAGATGACTATTGTTGATACAGTGTTGTATCTGCCCCCTATTACCACAAGAGTTGAAGGAAACGACTACGCTTACAGAATTGCTGCTACAGCTTTTGATGATGTGGCAGGGAATTCGTTTGCTGGTGTTGCTGATGATACAACAATTCATTTCGACATCGCTGAATCCGCTTCAAGTGAGATTGAGGTTGTGGATAGTGGCAGTTGGTACATTGATCCGGGCACCGTTGTTGGTGCTAATCAGACTAAAACAATGTCCTCCACTCCCCTCACTGGTGATATGGTTATCTATGGTGCAGTGTGTAGAGATGATATTGGTGCTGTCCCCGCTGGTGCGTCTATTATGGACAGATCAACGTCGGCTAATCCGGGGTGTTATATCTACTGTCGTACAGAGGGTGGGACACCTTCTAACACAATCACCTTCCCCACCAAGTCTACACGTAGGCAAGCCGCTTGGTATGCCATTGTTCGTGGCACAGGTGGGACGCTTACAGTAAGTGGTGGTGCTGGCACAGGTAACGCTTCTAACGTTCTTCCTGCTAACGCCCCAGCTTATGCTCAGCTTACAGCAGACGAGCTTAGATTTGCTGTCGGTATGATTGAAAACTATGATCTTACTCCTACAGTTACCGACATTGAAGGTGCTGGTTGGGATAACATCATTAGTCAGAATACTGGGCAGGCTAGTAGCTCTGTGGGAGCCACAGTTCTTGTGGCTATTTACCCAGAGGGTGGTAGTGTTTCAACAAGTGTTGATCCTCCTGCTTGGGGCACTGGTGTTTGTAACTGGTATTCTCAACATTTTGGAATTAAGGAAGTTTAATGGTTGGAAAAATAATTCGGCATCCAATATCTGGCGCTTTGCTCTTGCCTAATGCAGGAGCTGCAACCGGGGTTTATGCTAACCCCGATTACCCCACGTTAGAGGCACCGGATTGGAATGCCAACGACCCCCCTAATTTTATTGAACCTATAAATAATGTTGTAGGAGAATCTATTACAGTAGATCTTGGAACCCCAGTCCCTCTTATCGCCACTACTACGGTGAGATTAGGGGTTGGGACCAGCTCTACAAACTTTAATGGACCGTTCATTGAAAACGGTGGAACCATTCCTGCTGAATGGGCTGGTAAGCAGCCTGTAGCTGAGTTTACCGTCTCTAACGGACCCTTGCATAAAACTATGCATGTGTTGTCTGGTGTGACGGTGGAAGTAGCTAGTGATGGTTTCCCAGACTATGCCACTTACGATGTCACACCTGTTACAGATTGGCAAGCAAGTGAAGTTAGAACTGGCAGTGTAGCTGGGCGTAGACTTATACACATTGATAACGATGTAGTAGTCCCTTCTGGATTTATTCTTCGTGTTTATTCTGGTACGAACCCTCTTGGGGTTCCTAATGATGGTGCTACTTTCCCAATCACTGTTGGAGAGAGTTTTACTACCCCCAATTCTCTTGCTACTAATTCTACATGTTATAACTATGTCTATTGGAAACGGATTAGTGATGGTGCATATAAAGTAGCACATGAAGCTGCTCCTGTCTCTTTCTTAATGCAGGGATTGATTGTCATTATCCCGCCGCCCGATACAAATATTGATTTCACTCCTGATACAACGGTGAGCGGTCTTGCTGCTGTTAGGGCAGCTATTCAAGCTAGAATTAATAGTGGCTCTACTGGGCACTATGTTATTGCTGATAATATCTCAACGAGTGGGGTGTATGATCTTAGTGGGTTTAACAACTCAATAGCTACTAACACAGCTAATTGGATTATTGTTCGTAAGATTGGCTCTTATTCTGATACAGCTTGTACCATTAAACACACCGGCACTGTAAGTTTTAATAACAGTACAGGAATCCATCTCGCTATGACCCATATTACAGGGTATGTAAGTGGAACAGGACATAATTTATGTGGTCTTACTAATTGTATTGTAGAGAGTGGCACCCCGAATATTAATGTTATCCCCACAGCAAACTATGGTGTTAACCTTACTGGAAGTAATTTCAGGTTAGCCCATAATGTTTGGAGGTATTGGGGAGATAGTGCTGTTCTATTCTGGAATGGTGACGGGCATCAAATTATAGGTAATATCGGAGACTACCTTGTTTCTGATGAAATCAAAGTGTTTGGTTACCTACACAATTCTAAGATAGAACGTAATTGGAGTTGCAGAATTTACTTCTTCGTTTCTGGTGGTCACCCAGACTTTTTCCAGAATCAGGGCGGTAATGGGCAATTTAATCAAAGGTACTATGGAAATGTTCTTCTAGTAGATGCTGTTAACGGTGGATCAGCTTGGTGGTTACAGGGTAGCCAGCTTAGAGTGGTTCCGGGGGATTACATCCCGCTTACCGGCTCTTATTGGGAACAGAATTTAGTGTTTGCTGGTCTTACCTTCGTGAATGGTTTTACCAACAACCCCGGCTTATATGCTAAGTATAATAGTTTAATCACTGCTGGTGACCCCGGTGCTGCTGGTTGTGTTATCAAGGCTATGATGTTTACTAGAGACTACAACTACGTTGTATGCGCTGGTGGACACGCTACAGCGGGTACTAATGCTAACGACAGCGCCGGTCCTAATGGACTGGGTAGAAAAGCTGGTGATGCTATTGGTGCTGGTGACTATTCTCGTGACTATTCGGTGATGACTAATGACTTCACCTATGGAGTGCCTTGGCAAAACTCTGCTGGCGTGTTTATCACCAGAAATGATCAAACAATTAAGGCGTTTGAACCTAAAACTGGCACCAGATTGCACTGGTTACATTCTAATCCTGTTGGTGCCTATTTAAGAAGCAGAGAGATTTTCGACCCTTCTTATCGTGCTACAGCAGAAGCGGCTGCTGGTTACCCTGTTTACCCCTTCTCGTGGCCTGTTTTAGGTACACAACATGCTCGTTACAACAGTGACAACTATGTAACAGATGGTTATACAGGGTCTTGGAGCGCAAATACGGGGCTCCCCGTCTAATAATTAAGGAAACATACTGTGGCTAAGACATATACAGAGAAACAACAGCTTTTTATAGAGCATCTTTTTGGCGCAGCCAAGGGAAATGCTATTGAAGCGAAGGTTATGGCCGGGTATAGCCCCGATTTCTCCACTTCTCAGCTCGTAAAGAGTGTCGAAGAGGAGATTGTTGAGCGTACTAAGAGATTTCTAGTGGAAAATGGCCCTAAAGCTGTTCTCGGACTAGTAGGTATTATAGACAATCCCACCCAACTCGGTGCAAATTACAAGCTTATTGCTGTAAAAGACCTTCTTGATCGTATTGGCGTTGCCAAAACAGAGAAAATCGACGTTGGTGGGGGTGTTTTCCTTCTTCCTCCAAAAAATGAGGCATAAATGGCAAGAAAACCCCGCGACTACAGGCGTGAATATGACGACTATCAGGGAACCCCTGAACAAATCAAGCGAAGAGCCCAACGTAACGCTGCTAGAGCTGCTGCTATGAAAAGAGGAGCAGTTAAGAAGGGGGACGGTAAGGAAGTTGATCACACAGATCACTCCAATCGCAAGGGTAAGCTAGATAATAAGAAGACTAGGGTGGTTAGTAAGAAGGCTAATCGTTCTAAACAGCCAAAACGCGATGGGAGTCAAGATTAATGGCAAGTTTTAAAGATGCATTTAGGGCTGCACGTGCGGCTGGTAAGAAGGAATTCAGTTGGAACGGTAAGTCTTACAATACGAAGCTCAAGGAGGAAGTTGCCTCTGGTCCGAAGCCGAGACCCAAGGCTGAATCAGGTCCTAAGGCTCGCCCTAAGGCGTCCCCTGCTGTGGCGGAAGCTGCTGCGAAGAGCCCCGGTGGGCTTCTCCCCGATTTCAAGGCCATTAGAGCTGGTAATGAAGCTTCTCAGAAAGCTCGTAGAGAGAATAGAGACAACACCCGTCTTGCTACAGACGTTCGTAAGGCTCTTAAAGACACCCCCGGTAGGCCCAAGCCCCCCCTTAGTGAGGGTCAAGTGGCTGTCAGAGAGAAGATGGCTAAAGCTTCTCGTATGAAAAAGGGCGGTATGGTTAAAAAGGATTGCTAACATGCCCCGACCTAAGAAAGACAAGTAATGAACGAAGCGGATATGCTTTCCTTCCAAAGTGAGAAGGAATGGTTAGCTATCCCTCGAATCGCAAGGACTGTCCCGTTTGGATATAAGGTAGACCCTGATGATCCTGACCTACTTCAGCCGATCATTCTAGAACTTGAAGCCCTAGAACAAGCTAAAGTGCATTTAAGACAGTTCGGCTATCGAGCGGTGGCACAATGGCTACATGACATCACAGGCAGACGTATCTCTGCTATGGGGCTACAGAAAAGAATAAAGAATGAAAAACTTAGACGAAGAAGAGCGACAGCTCTTGAAAACCTTGCCCGTAGGGCAGAAGAGGCGCACGCGAAAGCGCAAAGTCTCCTCGAAGCCCGTAGAGGTGGTTACACCCGAGCCCCCGAGAATAGTGGAGATGACCCCGCTAAACTTGATAACGGACCCGGAAGTGGAGATACAGCCGGAAGTGATCTTTCGTCCCAATCCGGGGCCTCAGACAGAGTTTCTGGCGGCGAGTGAACGAGAAGTATTGTATGGTGGAGCAGCCGGAGGTGAACCTAAGTCTTGGTTTTACCGCCTCCTTTCGCAGTAATGCGTCAAAATAAATTTCGTGAACTGCTGGAAACCTGAGAGGGCAATCAGCAGCCAAGCCTGAGAGATCAGGAAGGTTCAGAGGCCATCCCGAAAGGGAGTAGGGGCAGAGATTACTGTCTCGAAGCGCGAAACCCCAGAAATGGGTGAAGATATGGTCCAATGCAAATTATTATCCGCTTAACAGCGAAGTGCCAATTAGGTAGAAATCTGTGAATTATATTTTATACAAAGCCACTTCTCCAAGTGGTCGTACATATATTGGAATTACTAATAATTTTAAACGAAGAATGAAAGAGCACGGTTCTAGTAAATGGCCTTTTGGCCACGCTCTTAGAAAATACGGCAAAGAAAACTTTCAATACGAGTTTGAATATTTTGATTCTGTAGAAGAAGCTTTAGAAAGAGAGTCC